TTAATTGAGATGATAATAAATCCTGTTTTAATTTTTCATAATCCGCATCGGTCATCCCCGAACCTTGCGGCGGCGTTGTTTCATCTGGTTTAAAACCTGTTAACGTATCTGTAAGCGGATCATTGCCGGGAACTTGAAACTTTGCCGAATCATCTGGTGGTGTAGCTGCCGCAGGTTGCGCGTTTTCAGCTGGTTTATCAGCTTGAGCCTGTTCAGCATCACTTTGTGCTTGCTCTTTAGCATCTTGGGATTCACGTTCATTGTCAGCTTGACGGGTTTCACTTTCGTGATCGCCACCACCTTCTCCACCACCACCTTCTCCGCCACCGCCGCCACCGCCGCCACCGCCTTCGCCGCCCCCGCCACCACTCTCATCAAATTCATACAAACCTGTGTATGGATTACGTTTTCCCGAACCACCGTGTTTTTTCAAAAGTTTGGCTTCGTTAGGATTAATATGAGCAAGAATAGTATCACCATTGCGACCCAATGATTGGGCAATTCTTAAAGCATGGGCAATATCATCGTGAGATATAGCGCCGCCACGGGCAAATTTAGGAATATTCATGGTCGTATCCATTAAAGGTTGGTAAACACGGGAAGTTTCTATTGTCGGAACGCCAATTGCAATTTGATTAGCTAATGAAGCACGCCGCGCTTCTGATATATCAGATGGCGGTTTTTCATACCCCGTGTAAACTTTATTAGACGCTTGTAACGAAGTTACGTTAGGATTTTGTAAAGTTTTAGATACAGAACTGTAATCAGGGTTTGATGCTATTTCATTTAAAGCAAAGCCTAATTGTTGCGGCATAGTTCCTTGTAAAGAAGCCGCACCTTCTTTTTTAAATGTTTGTTGAGCATTTTGTCCTAAAATAGAATTTAACATACTGGCTTTTCTAGGCCCAGTCCATTGAGCAAGACCAACACCACCCGGTGTTATATATGTCGGTTCTAATCCGGGAGACTCAACTAAAAAGTTTCCTAATATTCCTGCCGCCGCGTCTCTTGGTAATTCCATCCCTACCAGCGATGGATATGACATACCAAAAGCATCACCGGGATACATAGCTGCGTTTAAAACCGTACCTTCATATGGTTGATCTAACCGTTGTTGCGTATATTCCTGAATATCCCGTGGCGGTTGAACTGGCGTTAAACCTAAATCGGCAGTTGTTCCGGCATTAAATCCTGTTCCAAATCCAAATTTATTAGAGACATCAGTAACTTGATCAACGCGTCGATCTAATGGTTCTTCTTTTGTTTGATCATCCGCAATATTTAATGCCGCTTTAACAACCGCATCTTGGACCGGATCAACTTCTTGTACAGGTTGTGTATTAACCGCTTCTGGTTGATTTGGATTAAAATCACGCAAAGTTGCTTCTAAACTATCTTGCGGCGCTTGTTCACTTTCGGATTGTTGTTGTTCAGGTGCTGATTTTTCCGTGTTATCAGATTGCCCTACCGAAGAATTATAATCACGCGACCATGAACTATCTTTGCTTTCACCGCTTTCTCCGCCTTCATCAAAATGCTTCCGTTTACGTTTTTTAACGGTTGATTTAGCGATCTGTAACGCATCCCGAATAGCGGCTTCGTTCATATCCGTTATCCTTATTGAACGGGTGCATTGGGCGTAGCATTAAACGCTGGTTCATTTCCTTCCAGCCGTTGCAACATACCCGGTTCAATTAGTTGATTAAGAATTCCCATCGACTGCGGATTAGCGGCAATCTCTTCCGCCAATTTAATAGCCGCTAACCGTTCGCGGCTTTCTCTATCCCGCTTTCGGTTAATGGCATCTAATTGACTATCCTGTGCTTGTTGCTGAACTTCTGCCATTTTGACCTGAGCATCCGCTATTTTAGCTTGATCAATCGGGGCTGGCGTTCCACCTGATTTAGTCCGTGCTTCAAGCATTTTAGCCTGTGCCTGAACCATCTTAGCTTGTGCATCTGCCTGTTTAGCTTGTGCCATAGGGTCTTGTTGTGGTGGCTGCATCGACAAGAATTGGTCCGCATTTTCCCATCCAAGAGCGCGTAATGCTTCACGATTTACCGCCATCAGATCATACAACTGCGGAGCCTGTTGCGCCATTTGCACCAACGCAGACACCTTCATCATACGCTGCATATGCGATGCCGTATTAGGATCGGATTGTGGAATAAGATCAATATCATCCAACGCTTTCAAAAATACCGCTTCATCCCATGCTGCCGCTGGCTTGGAATTGCGTTGCCAAAATGATTCGGGATGATCCCTAAACAATTCAGCAAGCATTTGAAGCTCTTCAGCCTGTGCCGAATGCATCCGCTTGTGAACGCTAGATAATATTTTGGTCGCCTGTTCAATCAACGCAACAGTAGTTCCTACTGGCGCATCTTGTCTGCCCTCACCAACGGGTAAATCTGCCGTTCCGCCAAGGCGTTGTGAGTAATTGCTAATGTTTTCAATCAGGCTCATCAATGCGCCGGATGGTTCTTTATAAGGCAAAGGCATAACAGCCTGATTGATTGGCATATTGCCTGTATCGATCTGTGCGCCGCCACCGGGTGGAACGCGGAAGATATTGCTGTTTTGCCGTCCGCCAGCTTTTGCATAAAGGAAGCCGGGGAAGTTGGCATACATACCAGCGTCTAATAGTTCACGCCAACCAGCCGTAACCGCATTGGTTGCGTTGCCTAATATCTGAAGCAATCCAATGCCATAAAAACCAAGACCCGGCACATATACATAATGAACAAAGCATTTCTTAGCCGTAGGAAATTCTTGATCATCTTCCTCATAATTTCGTACAATAGACAAAACCTGCTTGGATGATGCGTCAAGTGTAACACGGTATGGTACTTCTAAACCCGTAGGTTTTCCGTCCATTATATGTTCATGCCCTTTAATATCCAGTTCGCAGTAGCATTCGTAGATTTCCCGATCACGATCCTCCGCAAAGGTTGAATCTACCGTTACACCTTCAATTGCGCTGCTTTCTAACTGAACTGGGTCCGCGTTTTTTGGTGTGGCCTGACTTAGCACCACGTCCTTATAAACGCCCATCAATTGCATCCGTTTTACGACCGATGGCCGCATATAGATACGATGAGTGATACGTCTGGCGTTATCTAAATCGGTAGCTTCGTTGTTAACAATCAGATCGTCCGCATCAACTGATTCGGAAACTGGACGATTTCGCAGTGGGCAGAAGAAAACCTTTTTAAACCCAGAACCGCCAAAACCCTGCATAAATAACATTCTGTCCGTGTCTGGGTAATATTCCTTAGCCGTTACGGTCAGATAATGGTTAAAATCTTTTTCAAAGGCATCAGCCAACCAATCGGCGTCTGGTGAAGAATAATTGCTATCGTCCCTGATCTTGGCAGGGCCATCAACGGGTAACAGTTCCGATCGGGCATTTGCCTGATGGCGCAGCACTGCTTCTAATAATAGTGGATGGCGAACCTTTGACATACCCTCAATAGGCGCACCATCAGCAGCGCCTTGTAATCCCGGTATTTCTATTTTTAAACCTAATAGCCTTAGACCAACAGCACGGTCTTCAATCCACTCCTTGCGGCTTTCTAAATCAGAATCAATTCCACGAATTAAATCACCAGCGATACGTGACAGTTCTTGTTCTTCTAAGTCTTCGGCTAAGTTAGCATACCAGCTTGTGTCTTTATCTTTACCCTTACCAGCGTCTAATGGTTTGCCGTCCAAGCTAATGCTAATTGATCCATCTGGATGCTCAATCCGTAAAATATTGCCCTCAATATCCATTTCAGGCATATCTTCGTTTTCATCCGCCATTTCAACAATGACATCCATTCCTTCAACAGGAGCCGCCTGATCCTGATCTTGATCAAGACGCAGATTTGGATTGAGGCCAGGAGTTAATGCCATGTGTTACACCGGATAAAGCGGAGCATCCTGCGAACTGCCCCTAAATGTTTTCGAATCCGCCAAAGCCGCAGTACGCTCAGCGCCACGTTCTATCATACCCGTAGATCGCAACCATGACAACGCTTGTGTCACTGTATCATGCAAATCGTCATGTTTTCCCTTAGGAAACTGTTCTGATTGCGTCACAACCATTTCTGCCCACGCCCTATCAAGCGGGGCCATAATTAATCCTTCGGCAAATAAATGCTGGACAGAATAAGTTCTTGCAATTTTATCTTGAGACTTTGGATCAAAGAACAATACGCCCCAATCCTCATGTCCGTATATACGCCGTATTTCCTGTGCAACACTAATACCAGCAGCCTTATTTTCAATTAAAACGGTGTCAACCTTCATTTTACGGGCCATTTCAGCAACTTTTTCAACTAAAGCATGAAATTCAACCCTTCCCTGCCAAGCATTCATTAACATGATCCTTGGGACTTCAGCGCCATCTTCCAGATTAGAAATGCGGTTTAATATGATTTCGCCGTTTGGACCAATAATCCGACTAGTCAGACCAGTCGCTTTACCCGTGTCACGCCATACGCCCCAAATGGTTATCGCACTAAAATCACCTTCAAATTGCTTGGTTCCATAAGCGGTATCAACGCTGGCAAGGATATAATCCATGGGTGGGAATGCTTCTTGCTCCCACGGCTCCCAATAATCCCGTTTAATGATACCGCCTCCCTTTGGCGATGGAGACTGTTGCAACTGACCAGAAGCGCCATACGGACCAAGCTGGCGTTCTAATAATGAAACAGATTGTTCATCAAACCGATCCGGCACCAACAGTTCGCCGTCATAGGTTCTGGGGTCAGACCATCCAATGATATTTGGGT